GACCAGCGGTGGATGCACTGATCGATCAGGGCCTTGGCGGCCTGCAGGCGTTCGTCAAAGCTGATGCTTTCCTGAATGGCGCGTTGCAGCTTGTAACGGCCATCAAAGCTCACCAGGGTGACGTTGCCCTTTTTGCCACCGATGCTGACGCCGTATTTCTCGGCGCTCAGGTCGATGAACGCTTCCACATCGCCCAAGGTGTTCATCTTGAAGTCGCGCATTGCCTGCTGCAGTTCCAGCGCCTTGCGGGTGATTTCGTGCACCAGCTCATGGCGCACCATGTCGATATCGCTGATGGTTTCGACCGGCACCAGGTGGCCGGCGCTGTTTTTCATGTACCCCTCGGGTATGTGTTGCTGTACGGCGTGGTTCATGCGGCATCTCCTGTCTGTTCCAATTCGTGTTCCGGTACCGGCCAGCCGACCAGCTCACGCCAGTCGCCGGTGTAGCTCTCAACAACGCGGGTTAATATTGCGCGGGTGGTACGGCCGTTGTCGTAGCGATCCAGGTTACGGTTGAGGTACTCCTCGTTGACGATCAGGGCCCGGCGCGGGTCTGTGGTGTCTGGCTCGCTGCCTACGCCCCAAAACACCAGCTGCTGTTGCATGCGGGTCTGTGCCAGATTGATGATGTGGTAACTCACGTGCGTTCCTCCCATGTCACCAGGCAGCCGGATATGTCTGCCACGCGTTCGATATAGCGGTGATCGGCACTGACTAACCGGCGACGGTAACCAGGCTTGAGCTGGTTGCACCCTGCTCCGGGGATAATCTGGATGCGGGGGCGTTCGCCGATCCCGCTGATGTTCAATACGGTCAGGCCCAGTGCTTGCAGGGTGTGCATGGCAAGACTGGCTTTAGCCATGTGCTCGCTAACGGTTTGGTTTTGAAGATCACGGTTATGGTTCCAGGACATGTCACACCCCCTTCACGAGGTCAGCGGTCAGTTTCGGGATGCCGAGCTGGGCCGCTTCATTCAGGGCGGCCGTCACGACGTTATGCACAGCCAGGGGGTACAGCGCGGAGAACCCCTGTCCGGTAAGTTTGTTGCGCAGCGCCTCAATGGCGTTGGCATCCATGATCTGGGCAAGGTCAACACCTGCCAGCTTGAAGCGGTGCTGCAGGTAGCCTTCCAGGTGAGTATCCAGTGGGCGCAGGGTCACGACTTCGCAACGCTGCACGATCTCGCGCACACGCGGGTTGCGTTCGTCCAGGCGGCGGCCCAGCTCGGTCTGGCCGATTAGAATGATGGAGAGCAGCTTGTTGAAGCCGTCTTCCAACTCATAGAAGCGTTTCAGGTGCTTGAGGGTGGCGATCGGCATGCCGTGGGCCTCTTCGATGATCAGCACATGACGGTTACCGGCGCGGAAGCTCTCCAGCAGGGCCTCATGGCACTGGCGGAAGCGCGCTTCAGAGCTGGCCTTGATCTTGTCGCCAGGTGCGACCGCTCGCATAATCGCCTCTGCGATGTGACCAGCCTTCAGCGTTTTGCCACGCTCGTCGGACTCCTCCATGCCAAGCACGTAGGGCTCAATCAGGATGATCGGGTCATGCTCATTGGCTGCCCAGGTGGCCAAGTCCTTGCGCAGGGTCGACTTACCGGCACCCGACTCACCGACGATCGCCATAAAGGTGCCAAACTTGGCCCCGACACGCATGGACTCACGCACATAGCGGATATCGTGCGTCAGATAGACCTCTTCAGCGGCGCGCACCTCGGCAAACGGGTCACGGAACAACCCGAAAATGCGCTTGGTATCTGGTTTCAGGGTCTGTTTGCGTAGTAGCATCATGCTCTCCAAGTTATGCTCTTGCTCAGCGTTTGGGTTATGGCTTGGGGCCGTCCTCTGGGTTGGAGCCAGAGGACGGTTTTCAAACTCGAACAGCCCTTTTTCCTGATAAGGCTTCAGGCCATTGGCACGCAGGATGTCGATGATTTCGGCCTGAAAATCCTCAACGGTTCGTGACTTGGGCCACTTGTTGTAACGCACCAGCTGCGTAATCGTTGCTGGAGACAGGTGTACCTGACGGGCCAGGTCAGACTTGGAAAAGTCCAACGAACTCAGCACTCGATCGAGTCGCATTGACATCATTCACCTCCAACCGCTCTGAGCGCTGTCGGTTTGGATCGGCGCATGGCGGCTTCAATGCCGGGCAGGTCATCCTCGGTGATACCCTCTGGATAACGCTGAACCAGCCAGTTGTAGTGTTCGCCCGTCCATTCATCCCCCAAGCGATCGCGCAGGCGGCGGGCGGCTTCGACATGGTTCAGGCGCAGCGCCTGAACGGTTGGGGCCTGCACATCAAGCTCAGTACCACGCTTGGGCAGGTAATCGGGCAGCTGGGTATCAGTAATCGGTTTCATCGGGTCCAGCTGACCAGCAAAAGGTGTAGCGCCACGCTTGCGCTTCTCGGCGGCCTCGGCATCGCTCCCGGCGCCCATGGAGAAGCGTTCTACCTCTTTGCGATTGGTTTCCAGCGCGGTATCGGCATGGCTGCGGAAGGTCTCGCCGATCACGGGTGCATCCATCGGGAAGCCGTATTCGTTGAGTTCCTGTGCCTGTACCAGCTGCACAATCTCGCGGCCGTCCTCGTTTTTGTAGAGCACGCCAGCCACATCCTCGTGCCAGGGGTTACGCATTACCTCCAGCTGCATGCCCACCTGAACGCCGGGAATACCGGCGACGGAATACGCTCGGCCACGGAAACTCACCTCCAGCTGTACCGACACCTTGCGCACCTCTGGCTTACTCATGGCTACGGCGCGAATCACCTGGGCATCGGGTGCAATGATCAGCTGGTCGGCTCGGATCGTCTGCCACACGGCATAGCGGGTTTTGCCGGTACGGCTGTGCGTTTTGGTACCGTTGAACCAGGTCATCCACTGCTCGACGGCGGCATTCAACTCATCCAGGCTGGTGGGCGGATGCGCCAGAAATTTCAGCCGATGCTCGAACGAGCGCTCGACGATATCGTTGGCCTTTTCCACCTGGCCCTTGGCCCAGGGCTGTCCCGGTACGTTCACCTGCAGGTGCATACCCAGCGCCCGGCAGGCGTTGCGAAACACCGCACCGGTGTTGGCGCTGCCGGGGTCGACCATCACCACCTGGGGGATGCCGTGGAACGGATCACCATCGCGCTTGATCGCGGCGCGGATAAAGGCGGTCAGCAGGTTGACGCCGCTCTCGGCGCCCAGAACGTAGTGCACAAAGATCACGCCACTGGTGTGGTCGGTGATGACGTAACGCCAGACCCGCTCCTTCTCGATGCGGCGGATATTGCCCGGTTTGTTCTTGTAGAACTTGGCTTCGTCCATCACCTGCAGGGCTTCACCGGCCTTGGTGGGCAGGTAATAGAGCACGCACAGCGACGGGTCGATTTGCCATACATGGTTCGGATGCTTGCTGGCCAGCACCTGCTTGGGGCTGGGGCGGCGCAGCTGCTCCGGGTGCAGGTTGTACTGGTACAGGGCACGGTTGATGGCCGACAGCGATAGCGGGCAGAACTCGCCGGTCTCATCATCCACCCGGCCAGCCTCGATCTCACCGTTGGCCCGAAGTACCTCCACCGCATCCTCCAGGGAGGACAGGCGCTTACCATTCTTGCGACGGCTGTCCATCATGTAGGCCGAGATCGCCTTGGCATCATCACGTGATAAGGCGCTCTGTCCCGCGTCTTCACGGCGTTTACGGGTACTGGGCCGGATCTCCGACAGCTTGCGTAACAACGTGTGGATACTCACACCCAGTTGCTCGGCAGCAGAGGCGTAGATCTCCGTCTTGCCGCCATGACCGGCCTGTTCGGCACGTTGTGCCACGTCGAGCAGGAACTGCCCCTGTGCCAAGGTGTTCATTGCACTGTCCTCTCCGCATCAATGACCTGGCCGTCCCACTGTTCGCCATCCAGATCTGGGTCGGTTGATGGCTGCCAGGTCACCATGCCCAGCTGCTCACGCAGGTACTCGGTGGCTTCACTCAGCTGGTCCAGCTGCCCGCGCAGCCAGTGGCCGACATCCAGCTGGTGATCGTTGGCGTGGGCTACCACCTGTTCCAGCGGTGCTACCAGCTGGCGAATAGCGGTTTCGGTATCGAACAACAGGCTGTTGGCTTCCTCGCGCAGTTGCTGGCTCTCTTCGTCTGGTGGCAGGCGTTCCAGGCGTTTGCGGCTGACCTGTTTCTCAAGGTCCAGAATTTTGGAAGTTTTGTCAGAGACCACCTCTTCGAGTGCTTGCTTATCTGCATGGGCGTCGTCACGTTCTTTGGTGAGCTGTTCCTTTTCCTTGGCGAGTTGCTGTTTCTCTCGGGCGTACTTTTCCTGCAGATCTTGAATCGTGGCTTTAATTTTCTCCTCGTCCTTGCTCTTCACGACCTCATCAATCTGAATGAAGTCCTCCTCCGGTAGCTTGCGGAGTGCGCGCATTGTTCCAGGGCCTATGCCGACCTGCCGCATGGAGTCAAACATCTCTTCGCCGAAGGCATTGAGGTTTTGAAGATCTAGGTCGATTGACTCTCTGGAACGACCTTCAACTAAACGGCAATAGTCATCCCAAGTGGTAACGTTGCGAGTTTCACCGTCTACAATAATCTGTAACCCTTTGTATTCTTTTGATTCTTTTATTTTTTGAAGATCGACCAAGTTGGTAACATTACCGATTCTTTCGAACATGGTTAGGATTTGGCGGCGACCAATGCGCTGATTCACAACTGCAGTCTTCTGCCGCTGTTCCTCACTGAAGGCGCTCTGCAAGGCCGCATTCTTGTTCTGCAGGTCATGAGCAGACTGGACATTAAGTGCTAGCTCATGGTTTTGCTCTTCTGTGCCGATTGCATCATTACGATCCATGCTTGTATTCCTATTACCGTCGTGAGCCCGCGAAAATTCGCTGTTTCAATTCGTTAATCCGGTCGCTAGCCCGCGCCAGCTCCTCTGCATGTGCAGTTGCCTGCTGAAGCAGCGCAATGCTCGGTGCAAATCGACCGTTATCCAGCTTTACGGCGAAACCTGTACTGATCAGTGCAGCAAGCGCGCGTGTAATTGCAGGGGCCGGTACACCAAGGCCCTTGGCAAGTTCGCCATTACTCACGCCATCCAGCGTGTGCCCGCGTAATGCATGGAGTACTTGCAGCGCTCGAATGGCGCTACTACTCCCTGAGGTGTTTTGGCTCATGCTTGTACCTCCTGCCGCTGTTCTGCTCGCCATAACAGAAGTCCCTCATCGACACCGGCATACCAGGCATCGGCTTCGGATGAACCTGTCGCATGAGGGCACACTTGTCGCTCAATCTCGCCTGCCTTTCGGCGCAAGATATACAGCACGCCAGCCTTATAGGGTTTACTGCGCGGGTCATGTGGGCGGCCAAAGCGTTCGTCAAAAATCTGCTGTGCGGTCATGGTTAAAACTCCAGTTGTGGTTGAGCGTGTTGCTGCACGTTGCCGCGATGCCAAGCCAGTGCCTGCATGGCGTTCTGGATGCCGGCCAAGGTGTCTTCGGCTTCGGCGTTGCCGGCGTAGAACTGCATCAGCAGGCCAGTAACTTCGTGCAGCCGTGTCTGCAGCTCCTGGATATCTTCAGCTGTGGCCTGACGCCCTGACGGGATCTCGACCAGCAGCTTGCCGGTATGTGCGGCCATCCAACGGGTGACCAGGTTGATGCCGCAGGCCTTCTCAAACGGGATGATCTGCGTAGCCGGAATACGGCCGGTCTGAATCCACTTGTACAGAGTCCAGTGATCCTCAAGCCCCATCTCGGCTGCGATGCGCTCGACACTCATGTTGTGCCGTTCACGCGCATGCTCCTTGCAGCCTTCCAGGGCGCGGCGGATGTTGCTGGGTTGGTAGTGCTTCCAACGTCTGGCGCTCATTGGAACCTCGTATTTCCGTGCGGCTGTTGCCGCGTCCAAACAAAAAAGGTTTTTGCTATAGGTAAAACCGTTTCAAATTCGCTAGGCTCTTCGGTACATTGATTAACCGAGGGCGCGGCTATGACGACCGATGAGCGTTTGCTGAAATTGGAAGGCCAGGTACAGGCATTGGCCCAGGCATGGCTCCATTTGGCGGCTGCATCCGAAGCTGCCGGCGGCCATAACCCAGATGGATTGAGCAGCGCGCTGCAGCAGCGACGATGGCCCGATGCGGCTTTCGAGCCTTATGCGCAAGCGATGTTGTCAGGGTTGGTTGACCAGCTTGAGCAGGCACGTCAGCACCGATTACCGGAGCGTTAATGGGGAAGCCGTATGCGTTGTAGAGATCAGTCATGATTCGGCTCCTCAAGCTGCTGCGTGTTCAGGGCTGGCTGGGCACTTGAGGCCCAGCTTGACGGCGATTTCATGGGCCTTGCCGTATTTGGCTTTATCGAACCCGTTCAAAACGCGATAGACAGCGTTGCGGGTGTAGCCGTGGTCTTTGGCCCACTGAGTGATCGTGATGCCCTGATCTTGTAGCTGGGCTTTGACTTCATCAGGGGTGAGTGCTTTGCGCTTGGTCATGGGGTGCTATGCCTCGTGCTCTGTTAATGATGTTTTGCATTTGTTGGGTTCATATTAGGTTTGATTTTCAAACTCGTCAACAAAAAAGAGGGATAGTTTGATAAAAACACTTATCCGGACCGTCATGTCCGCCTGTTCATTGAGCCAACAGGACTTGGCCGATCTAACGGGATCTAGCTTGAGTCGTGTCAAGGCTATGTCTTCAGGTCGCGTGGCGAAGCTCAAGCCTGAAGAAATCAAGGCGTTGGTCCAAAAGCTTAATATCCGAGCTGAGTGGCTTGTGACCGGTGATGGCCCGATGTTCCGCTCTGATGGTGAACAGGAATTAGAACGTCGGCTGGGTGCAGTGGCTGGCGCTACTGAGAAGGCTCAGATGGATGGACTGAGCGCGGATGAGCAAGCCCGTGTACAGATGCTTTTGACTGGGCTTGAAATCGGCAATGCAGACCTGGTGCGGCAGGCTCTGAATGTGTTGTCGGCAGATGAGCAGCAATTGATCGGAAACTACCGACAGAGCGCGCCGGAAGGCAAAAAGGCCCTGCGCTCAACGGCCAGCGTGTTTGCCAAGAGCGGTGGCAAAGTGTCAAACAAAGGCAGCATCATTGATAACGGGGGCGATACGTCGTTCAGCGTTTCCGGTAATGGCAACACTGTCGCGGGGCGCAATTTCATCAAGAAGTAAGGATGGATATGACATGGAATTGGAAATTGAGGGAAGCAATAACCAGGTGGCAGCAAGGGATCTTTATCAGATCCACAATGTACCAGGGCGGCTTTTAACCAAGGATGAGCGGAAAGAGTTAAACAGCCGCGTCCAAATGCTTGCCGAAGAGTATGGCGAGCCCCCTTGGGAGACTTGGCGCCTCATACATCAGGCGATCGGTGTGGAGGGGGTAAATCAGCTGCATATCGAGCATCGAGACCAGGCGCATTTTATCCTTGGTCTGCTGGAAGAACGCTGCAGCTTGAAGCACCAGTTAGCTGGCGGAACACCGCCTGAGACAGATCTTTCAGACGAGCCCTCAACGCTCGAGGATAGGGTTTCAAAGGGTGGTGTTGTCACGTGGATGGCTGAATTCCCTGAATATGCCGGGCTGCTGTTCATAATGGGAATGACCGCGGGTTTGGCGCTGCAAATGATCTAAGGAGGGAATATGATTCGTGTAATTTTGCTATTGGGCTTTATGGCCTTTGTGC